GGACGGATTATGAGGGGCGGATATCGCCTATAAGGCGAATAACTAAAAAACAGTGAACAACCAAACAGGGGGACCAGGTCCCCCCCCGAAAGGTTTAAACTATGGCTTGCTACTATCCTCAAACCGCTTTCCGATCGGAACATCTAAAACCGAACGGTAAAGCCTTCATCTGGTTCACGGTCCCGGGAGCGTATACGAAGTACAAAATCATCACCCTCCCTTGCGGAAACTGCGTCGGCTGCCGCCTAGAACGCTCAAGACAATGGGCTGTAAGATGCGTCCACGAGGCACAAACATGCGTCGAAAAGGGTCTATCGAACTCGTTCCTTACCCTCACCTATAACAACGCAAATCTGCCTTCGGACAAATCCCTCAACAAGCGCCATTTCCAACTATTCTTAAAAAAACTCCGCAAAGAGCACGGGTCAATGCGCTACTATCACTGCGGCGAGTACGGCTCGACCGAATTCACGCAAAGACCCCACTACCACGCTCTAATATTCGGCTTCGAATTCCCAGACGTGGATAAATCCAAGCCATGGTCGTACTCTGACGACGACAACCAACCACTATATCGCTCCAAAATTCTCGAAGAAATATGGGGCATGGGACATTGCCTCATTGGAGCAGTAACCTTCAAAAGCGCGGCTTATGTCGCGCGCTACATCATGAAAAAAATCAACGGCGATCAAGCCGAACAACACTACGTAAATCAAAAAACCGGAGAAATCCTAACTCCTGAGTACACCACAATGAGCCTCAAACACGGTATCGGGTTTGAATGGATCATAAAATATATGGACGATGTCTATCCCGACGACTTCGTCCTAATGAACGGCAAAAAATTGCGACCCCCTGCCTATTACGACAAAATTTACGAAATAAGGCATCCACAGTTATTCCTTGAACTGAAAGAAAAAAGGGAGCAAGCAACTATCGAACATGCCGACAATAATACTCCTCAGCGGCTTAAAACCCGCGAGACAATCCAAAAGGCAAGGCTTAAAAACCTGCCCCGCAAATTGAAAGATATAAAATGATCTTACAAATGTTCGCAGTCTTCGACAGCGCCACAAAGGCCTACCATGCGCCGTTCTTCCAAAACTCACGCGGCCAAGCGGTCAGAACCTTCTCCGACTTGGCGAACGATTCCCAAACAATGCTCTGCAAACATCCGTCGGACTACACCCTGTTTCATACGGGTAATTACGACGACACCAAAGGAATCGTGACTTCTGAAAAACATTCGAATCTTGGCAAGGCCATAGAATTCATATCACAACCAGAAAGTCCGCCTCATGCCGCTCCCATCAGTAATGGCCCACAACTTCTCGGAAGTCCCGAACGCTGAAATACAGCGGTCCTCGTTCGACCGAAGCCATGGCTTCAAAACTACATTTTCAGGGGGCTATCTAGTCCCCGTTTATGTCGACGAATATCTTCCAGGAGACTCGATCTCCCTAAACATGCATGCTCTCACTCGCCTAGCCACGCCATTACATCCATTTATGGATAACCTAAAAATCTCCTCCTTCTTCTTTGCCGTACCCAATCGACTGATTTGGGATAACTGGCAAAAATTCAATGGAGAACAAACTGACCCTGGGGACAGTACCGACTTCCTGATCCCCCAAATGCAGGCCCCTGTGACCGTTGGCCATGCCAACGGTTCACTCTCAGACTACTTCGGCCTGCCAACTAAAATCCCTGACTACCTTCATAATTGTCTCCATCACCGCGCCTACAATCTCATCTATAACGAATGGTTTCGGGACGAAAACCTTCAGGACAGCGTCGTCGTCGATAAAGACGACGGACCTGATCTCGATACGGACTATGTCCTACTCCGGCGCGGCAAAAGGCATGACTACTTCACCTCTGCGCTGCCTTGGCCGCAGAAGGGCGTCGCCGTGCAATTACCTCTCGGCGACTACGCACCCGTCACCGGAATCGGCGTCGATAACCAAACTCTTGGGTTTGTTGTCGACGCCAATATCTATGAAACCGATGCTACCGGGTCCACCGTCTACGCAGACGGATGGGTCGGATCAGACACAAACCGTCTCCGCATCGAAGAGGATCCTAGTAACCTCGGTTTCCCAAACATCAAAGCGGACCTCTCGGCCGCAACCGCCGCAACCGTCAACCAGCTCCGCCAAAGCGTAGCAATTCAAAGGCTCTATGAAAGAGACGCTCGCGGCGGAACGCGCTACACCGAAATCGTTCGGTCACATTTCGGAGTAACATCACCGGATGCCCGGCTGCAAAGACCGGAATATCTTGGAGGAGGAAACTCCGACATCAACATCCAGGCAATCGCACAAACCTCGGAAAGCGCAACAACACCTCAAGGCAATCTTGCCGCAATCGGCGTCGGAACATTCCGTAACCACGGATTCACAAAATCATTCACCGAGCACGGAGTTATCATCGGGCTCGTCTCTGTCCGCGCTGATCTCACATACCAGCAGGGCCTAAATAAAATGTGGACCCGCCAAACTCGGTGGGACTACTACTGGCCCGCACTAAGCCACATCGGAGAACAAGCCGTTCTCCAAGGCGAAATCTTTACAGGAGCTCTAAAAGCCGACAACGACATCGTGTTCGGCTATCAGGAGCGCTTCGCCGAATACCGCTACAAACCCTCTCTCGTAACCGGACAATTTAGATCCAATGACGCAACTTCACTCGACACATGGCATCTCGCGCAAGACTTCGCTTCGGCGCCAGTTCTCAACGCGACCTTCATCGAAGATAATCCTCCGATTGATCGCGTTATCGCTGTTACTTCTGAGCCAGATTTCCTGCTCGACGTATACTTTAACTTGCGATTCGCCAGACCTATGCCGGTGTTCGGCGTCCCAGGCTTAATGGACCATTTCTAATGGCCTTTGTGGTCGACTTGATCAACGATCGCCGTACCCAGGTCCGGCGAACTCAACGAGGATCATCGTGATAATGGCAATCTTTGCCGCTGCAGCAGCACTAGCCGGGGCCGCCATATCTTTTATAGGCGGGTCCCAGGCAAATTCGGCACGCTCACAAGCTGCCGACAAACAAAACACCTTTTCTCTTGAAACTTCGAGCACAGCCTATCAACGCGGCATGGCTGACATGCGCGCTGCAGGGCTCAATCCGATCCTTGCCTATCGTCAAGGTCCGGCGACCGCTCCTGGCGGAGCCAAACAAGAAGTTCAAGACACCATGACCCCCGCCGTTCAGGCGGGAAGCAGTGCCTATGCAACAACAATGCAGGGCCGGGTAGCGTCGCAATCCATCGCGACCGCAAAACAAGCAGCTGCTCAATCCCGTGCCCAAACAAGAAAAATCTCGGAAGACGCTCGGCTTCAGAAAATGAAGGCCGACGACTATGCGAAATGGGGGCCGGCAGGCCAGCCAGGAGCAACAATCGAGCGGATCACAGACCGCGCGAAAAACTTCCGTAGAAAAATCAGGACACATTCGCAACGGAAAGCGAACAATAAAAAGGCTATGAAAAATCCAGCCTACAGACGCGCCAAAAAGCGTCATCCAAAATATCAACCTATTCCCGCTCCAACCATGAGAGGAATCTACTAATGGCAGACAAGCCGACAGGCGCCAGCACCACAGGTTTGATTATCTGTGGCCGATCCAGCTACTATCCCCATGAAAGGGTGTCGGTTATCGACACCCTCCCGTCGCGTGCCAAGCAGTCTTTTAGAGACGAATGCGACATCAACAACATCATGAAAAAGTTCGCCGCCGGTGAGCTCATCGACCACGTCAATAAACACCAGGGCCGCTACGAAGAATTACCGTCGAACCTCGACTATCATGAGGCCCTAAATATGGTCAGCGACGCTCAGGACAGTTTTCAATCACTGAGTGCAGAAATACGTTCCATGTTTCATAACGATCCTGTCGAATTCCTCGAATTCGTCGCAGACCCAGAAAATGCGGAAGAAATGATCGACCTCGGGCTGGCTACAGCCCGTCAACAGGCCGATCCACCCGCATCTGGTACCCCGGATAGCGACGAGCTACCAGATACGCCCCCAGCGTCGGAAAAAGAGCCCTCCGACGCAACATAAGCCCGCCATCTCGGCGGGCCGGATTAGTTTCCTACTCGATCTTAACTAATCCAGGTGACACTCAGGAGGAAAAAGCCACATGCGACGTAGACGCAAAATATCCAGAAAAACATCCAAAAAGCAGTTCAGAAAAACTGCAACCCGCACCAATCCAAAAAACCGCTCCAGAGGACGGATTATGAGGGGCGGATATCGCCTATAAGGCGAATAACTAAAAAACAGTGAACAACCAAACAGGGGGACCAGGTCCCCCCCCCCGCCGGGGGGACCAAAGGAGCGGTTTAGCGGTTTGTT